CACTATGTTCTAAATGAAATGTTCCTGATGGCAAGGATGAAGCGTTTTGTTGGCGATGACTGCACTGCTTATGATGTGATGGATAAGATGGGAGTCAGTTATGCGTGAACCTTGGGGCTTGGGAACCCCTTGGAAAAACTCAGTCTCTTTCTTTACTTATCTGCGTGGGTGTTTAAGGAAAGCTTGGTCAACCAACCCAATCAAGCATAATTTGATTAAAAAGAAACGTAAACAAATAAAGAATCCAAATACTAACGGAAAGAAAGAAACAGTGTTTGGCTTTACTTGTGAGATGTGTAATACTGATCATGTTATTGCAAATGGACAGGTTGACCATATTGTTGCAGCGGGAAGTCTCAGGAAGACAGAAGACATCCAAGGGTTTGTGGAGCGGTTGTTGTATGTCACAGAAGATGATTTGAGGCTTATTTGTAAGGGCTGTAACTCTGCATTGGCGTATGCTGATAAGAACGGTATGAGCTACGAAGATGCTGTGAAAGAAAAGAAATTGATAGAAATTTGTAAGACAAAGAAAGATGTGCAGTTCCTCAAAGACAGAGGCATACAACCCGGAACTAATGCAGCTAAGCGTAAACAACAAGTGAGAGAGGCACTAAATGAATCCAAATAAAACCTACATTATTCAACACAAAGAAACAAAAGAGTTGTTCATTGCACGATCTGGTAAATCCTCTTGGAAGCAACCGGCACATGCTAAGAATGCTTGGAATCAGAGTATGTCTGGTGATGTGCTGGCCAAATATGGCCTTGATTACATTGAAGAGCCCTCTCGATGGGGTGAGCAATCAGGTAAACGTGGTCCGAGGTTTGATGAGCAAGGTATCTTTGAGATTGTAGAACTTAAACACGAAGCTCATAGTAAACTTGATGAGGCTATTAACCTTCTAAAATCTGTTCTTGGTCGTTGTGATTATCAAGTGCATAATGAGATTGTTGAATTTCTGGAGAGTGTAAAATGACCACAAAATCAAAGATGTCTAATCTTGAAAGCTACACTGAGTTGTCTATTCAAATCGCAACACTAGACCTTAAACTGAGTAAGATTTTAGAGTTGCTTAATAAGCCCCAGAGATACTTCTCCAACCCAGACTTTGTTGGTATTTCTGACGATGAATATTATGGAGAGACTTACAAATGAAAGAGCTTATAATTGATCTTTCACAAAACATAGAATACGATAATCTACTCCTACAATTCTATGTCTTCTTATTCACTTGGCTGAACTGTATTGGTGTACTATCATGGACAATGTAAGACAACTCTTTCCTGAGAAGAAACCAATTACAGAAGCTCCTCAAGTAATTATTGATAAATTCCATGCAAAGCTTGATGAAGTGATGGGAGAATTCCAAACCTTGTCTGTGATGGAAAAATATGAGGTTATGAAGTCTGTTGTAGAAATGAATCATAACCTCTTCAATCTCTACATGGATTTGCGTAAGCGTTACGATTTTAATATTGATGAAATTATTAACGGAGAGGATTGATGAAAGAAGAATATTTCGGATGCTGTCCACATTGTGACAGAATTGAATTCAGTAGTGAGGATGAATTCTCTGAGCATGTAAGTTGGTGCGACTCAGGTTTTGATGATGAATGCATGTATTTGGAGGAAGAAGAGTGAGTTCGCGTATTTTAGTAATCCCTGATGCCCAAGTAAAAGATGGTGTAGACACTGAACATCTTAAGTGGTGTGGTGAATACCTCGTAGAAAAGAAGCCTGATACTATTGTTTGCCTTGGAGATTTTTGGGATTTTGAGAGCCTTTCTTTCTATGATAAAGGCACTCTTTCATTTGAGGGTCGTCGTCTTAAGAAAGATATTGACGTTGGTAAAGAAGCAATGGAGCTGATGCTTAAACCTCTCAAGGATCTTCAAGCTAAACAACGTGCAAATAAAAAGAAAGTTTATGAGCCACGTCTTGTGTTCACTCTTGGTAATCACTGTGAACGATTGATGCGAGTTCCTAAAAGTTCTCCTGAATTTGCTGGCTTTATTGGATATGAGCTGCTAGACTTGGAACGTCATGGCTGGGAAGTTTATGATTTTCTTTTGCCTGTAGAGATTGAGGGTATTTACTTTGTACACTTCTTGGCTAATCCGATGACCGGCAAACCTTATGGTGGTACAGCAACAAGTATGCTAAAGAACGTAGGTAAGAGTTTTGTTCAAGGGCATAAACAAACCTTGGATATCGCTGTACGACCTACAATTGATGGTAAGATGCAGATTGGTATTATTGCTGGGGCATTCTACCAACATGAAGAAGCGTACAAGGGCTACACTGGAAACAACCATTGGCGTGGAATGGTTATGCTGAATAATGCAAAAGATGGTTATGCTGATCCTTGCTTTATCTCTATTGACTATCTGAAAAAGAAGTATGGGAGTAAATAAGTGCAAGACTTTAGATTGTATGAACGAGTGAAGGTTCTGGAGGAAGAGCTTGACAAGACATCTATGCTCGTCCATACTCTCCGACAAGAACAACAGAATATGCTGGAACAAATCAAAACTCTAAAGGAGAGGTTGAATGACTTACGTTAATCGTAAATTTAAGTGCAAAGACCATGACACACTATATGAGATTCTTGGTCTGGAGAATGGCCTCTATCTGATTCAGTGGCGTAAGTCTGATGGAAGTTTTGACAAAGCAGAGAATAGTATTAGTTCGGTTGAAAATGCTTTTGAGCAAGGTGCTTGGCATTTTGTGGATGGTTTGGGGATGCAGGGTGGTAAGTCTGAAGCCGAGCACACAGGAGGCTCTGTAAACTACTACAAAGTTCACGTAGCCAACCCTACAACACTTCCTGAAGCTTATGATGCTGAAGCCAATGACATTATTGAATCTCTTGGTTTGACATTCGCTGAAGGGAATTTGTTTAAAGCAATCTGGCGTATGGCTGCTGATCGTAACGGCAAGAAAAAGAAAGGTAATAACTCTGTTTATGATGCGGAAAAATTAGTATTTTTTGCAGAACGTGTACTAGTTCAAGAGAAGGCTAAACGAGATGAAACAATCTAAGAAACAATCCTTGATTGAAACCTGTACAAACACTACAATAGGAATGGTCGGAAGTTGGCTGATTACGATGGGTTGTTTGATGTTCTTCACTACACCTATTGGGATTGCCACTTCCACTACGCTTTTATGTACTTGCTGGAGTGTTGGCAGGGGATATCTAGTACGTAGACACTTCAATAACAAACAGAATATTGAAAACTTGCAAGCTAAGTATAATTAAGGAGAACAAAATGATTGATAGACAACGGGCAGAAGAGCTTGTAAGTTTCCTTGAGTTTGAGAAAGATTTATTCATGGACCTACATGCAGACATGGATGAAGAGGATTATGATATTTCTCTGATTAACTTCAACGATACAATTGAAATTGTTAAATCTGTTTTGAATGAGATGTAAGGAGCCACATGAAATTCGATAAAAATGATCTATACTTGATCAAAGATTACCTAGAAGGTTTGTTGGAAGAATACGTCCTAGATGATCCTGAGACAATGAAACGAGCTATTGAAGTGATTGATAAATTGATTAAAGGGTAATTCAGGGATAAGGGGAGAAAGATGATTCATGCAGTAGTTCCAACAAAACGTGGTAAACTTAAGTGGCAAGATATAGTTAAGACCAAGGAAGATTACACTAAAGTTTTTAAATCTGGTATGGCTTATGTTTGGTGGAGTGACTTTCCATCGGTGAAAGAGTTTGATGAGTATTTGAATAATAAGGAGAAGGAAGTTGAGTCAGATTAAGGTTGAGTTGCTGGATTTTATGGGGACAGACCTAGATGTTGTTAACGCGGCAAAGGTCAGCTTCAGTAAAGAAAGTGAATGGGAGTGGAAAACAGAGCATGAGAGTGGCGTCCCAGTTAATGACACACCCGTTCTAGCTGAGAAGGATATTAAACTTATTAACTACCTTGCAAAGCATAATCATTGGACACCATTTGCACATACAGCTTTGAAGTTCCGTATTGCTGCGCCAGTTCCAATTCGTACACAATGTTTTAAGCATAAAATTGGTATGGTTGAGAACGAAGAAAGTCGCCGGTATATCTCTATAACACCAGAGATTTTTATTCCTGAATTCTTTCGGAGTAAGCCGGAGGGGAGTATTAAACAAGGCTCTGGAGATGTACATCCGATGTCTGATTACTTTGTAACTTCATACAAGGATCTTACAGAAGCTTGTGTTAATGAATATAAAGTAATGCTGGACAATGGCGTTTGTCCCGAACAAGCTCGCTTTATTCTTCCACAAGGTGCGATTGTTAATTGGATCTGGACAGGGAATCTGGTAAGCTTCGCTAACTTTTACAACAAGCGAACTGATCCAAATGCTCAACGTGAAGTACAAGTGGTTGCTGAGTTGGTTGGTAAAGAAGTAGCGGAAATCTTTCCCGTAAGTTGGTCAGCATTGGTGGAGAAATAAAATGAAAACAGTTAATATGACACGTGGAGAATACTTGCTGGAGCTGGTTAATCTTTATAAAGTTCGTACGGAGATGAGTGGGGATCAGGCTCGCAGATATGTACTGGATGCAACAGATGAATTCCTTGGTTGTTTTGATCTAGATATCTCAGCTCAAGATGCCTTTCAAGAAGATGTTAATGCGTGGGTGGAGTGAGTATGAACTACAAACTAGTTAAATCTTACTCAAACGATGCTTGGGAGGCATTCATGTCCTCTTTAGAACAAAACGGTTTCACAGCAGAACAAGTGGTTAAGTTGATGCGGCTGATCGATGATAAAGACAGTTTGAATGATGTGCTTGATTGTATGATGGAAGTTGCAGCTCTAGAAGGGGAAGAATAATGTCTGTAGGATTTAATTTGAGTCTTAGTGACTTGTTGTTGGTCAACGGGTTTGCTGAAGCTTTCGGTGAAGATAATAAAGAACAAATTAATAAGTTTCTTTTTGATAATGGACTTGATATTTCAATGGGAGTGGATGAAGTAGTTTGTAAGCATCGTAATCTTCGTGGGGATGTTGTGGACTGTTTGATGTATCAGGGACATGAGCGTAGTGATGAATGGTTGAAGTCTGGAGCTGCGTCATGGGATGCGATTGTGGACAACTGTAGTTTGGATCTTCGTGTTGACCTTAAGACAATTGGTGCACAAAGTAACAATACAGGTATGATTATTGACCAACTACAGAAACACGCAAATTAAGACTTGTTTAAAACTAAGGAGTAAGACTTGAAACACATTGACCTACAACAAACTTCCTACGAGATTTGGGGAAAGAAGTATCAACTTAAAGATGAACATCAACAGCCAGTTGACCTAAGCATTGAAGATACTTATAACCGAGTTGCAACAGCACTTGCAGAGCCTGAACAAGACAAAGAGTATTGGAAAGAGAAGTTTGCTTGGGCACTTCGTAATGGTGCGACTCCTGCTGGTCGTATCATGAGTAATGCTGGAGCTGGTAAGTATAAACCAGCAACAAGTTTGATTAACTGCACAGTAAGTCAGATCGTTGGGGACGGGATGCAAGACATCCTTGATTCTGTAATGCAAGCTGGTATGACGTTGAAAGCAGGTTGTGGTATCGGTTATGAGTTCTCTACACTTCGTCCTAAAGGCGCATTTGTAAGTGGTGCTGGTGCTCATACTTCCGGCCCACTAACTTTTATGGATATCTTTGATTCCATGTGCTTTACCATTAGCTCTGCTGGTGGTCGCCGGGGTGCTCAGATGGGAACATTTGCAGTATGGCACCCTGACGTTGAAGACTTCATTAAAGCTAAGCGTGAAGATGGGCGTCTCCGTCAGTTCAACTTGTCTTTGCTGATTGATGATGAGTTTATGGCTGCTGTTAAGGCTGAAGGTAAATACAATCTCGTCTTTCCAGTGAAGCAATCTGAAGTTGATCGTGACTTGGTTAAAGCTGAAACTGTTTATAAGAAACGTTTTTGGGAGAAAGAATACTGCCTGAAACAAGATTACATTATCAATGACGAAGATATGCTCTTGTGTAAAGTATACAAACAGATTGAAGCTAAAGAGTTGTGGGATACAATGATGCGCTCCACTTATGATTACTCTGAGCCGGGCTTCCTGTTGATTGATCGTATTAACGAGTACAACAACAATTGGTTTTGTGAAGAAATCCGAGCAACGAACCCTTGTGGCGAACAGCCACTACCACCAGAGGGATCTTGCTTGCTGGGCAGTATCAACGTAGCTAAATTTATTATTAACCCATTTACTAGCCAAGCTCGTTTCGATTGGGACAAATATAAAGAAGTGGTTCGTATCTTTACTCGTATGCTGGATAACGTAGTTGAGATTAATGGTTTGCCGTTAGAAGGTCAGTGTAAATCTATTGAGTACAAGCGCCGTCACGGTATGGGTATTCTTGGTGTTGGCAGTGCATTGTCTTTGCTTGGTGATACATACGGTTCAGAAAGTTCTATTGCTTTCACTGAAGAGCTGATGAAGGTGATGGCTGTTGTAGGCTTCAAAGTTGGTATTGGCCTTGCTGTTGAGAAAGGCCCAGCTCCAATCTTTAATGATTCGACAAATGGTGTTAGTAACAAAGTATTGTGGTGTGATGGCAAGTACATGGCTAAGATTTGGGAGGCGGCTCCAGAGCTTAAAGAAAAGGCATTGCAATATGGTTGCCGCTTCACTCACCACACATCTATTGCACCCACTGGCACTATTAGTTTGTCTTTGAACAACAATGCAAGTAATGGTATTGAACCTTCGTTCTCTCACAAATACACACGTAACGTAATTGTAGAAGGTAAGAAATCAAAGCAAGCAGTTGATGTATATAGTTATGAAATGTTGTTGCATAAGGAAATCACAGGAGAAGATGTTGTACCTTCTACTTTTAGTACAGCAGACAACGTGACTACTTATGCCCACGTAGATATTCAAGCAGCAGCTCAGAAATGGTGTGACAGCAGTATCTCTAAGACTATTAATGTTCCATCTGATATTGCTTTTGATGACTTTAAAGATATTTATATCTATGCGTATGATAACGGTTTGAAAGGCTGCACAACATTCCGATTTAATCCTGAAGCCTTCCAAGGTGTACTGGTTAACGAAGAAGATCTTGAGGCGACAACCTACATCTTCAAATTGGATGACGGTACTGAAGTAGTTGCAAAAGGTAATGATACAATTAACTACGCTGGTGAAGAACACACAGCAGCAAATCTGTACGATGCAATTAAGGAGAACTATTTTGGCAAGTTTTGATATCACCAATAAAATCACTTCGGTACATCTTGGTGATAAGAAAGAAAAAGCTCTTGAGTTTGATAAAGTGATTGTCACTGATGTCCCACTTCCAGATGACGCACAAGCTCGGGTTAAAACACTGAAAGCTGAGGGTAAAAAGTGGTACGTAACCGTTGTTTATCATCCAGAGTCTACATTGCCCTTTGCTATGTTTTGCCTCACAAATAACAAGGAAAAGACCGCACAAACCAGTGATGCTGTTGAACGGTTACTGAGCTTGGCACGTAAGTCTGGAATCCTTGAAGAGCATGTACTTAGTCTTGAAGATAAGATGTCTGCTGATAGCAATGTAAACAAACTTACTCGTGCAATTAGTTTGCTACTTCGTCACCGTGTACCAATTCAGAATATTGTTTTCACGCTTGATCAAATGGATAATATCTTTGTTGGGTCGTTCCTCTTTCAGATTAAGAAATTCCTGTCTTACTACGTCAAGGACGGTTTGAAAGTAGAGGGAGGGACTTGCGGTGATTGCGGTAGCACTAACTTGATTTACTCTGAGGGTTGCCAAAGTTGTGCAGACTGTGGCTCTAGTAAGTGCAGTTGATATGGACTACATTGAACTAATGGAGAGGGTGGGTACACAATCAAACGTAACCCATTCTTGTCCTCGCTGTGAAAACCCAGTTAGGTGCGAGATTTCACAAGGTAAAAACACTTGTTGGTGTTTCTCAGTACAGAGCAAGGGACTAGAGCTTAACGACGTTTGTATGTGTAAAAATTGCCTTAACAATGCTTGACACAATAATCTGATGTGCTATGATTAGCCTCATGTCCAAGCGATTGGCTGGGGCATTTTTCTACATAAATTTTAGGAGAGACAAAATGAATCTTGTACAATGGTTGGCTGTGAAATTTGAAGAAGAGAAAATTGATTATACTCTATGGCCTGAAGATGCTGAAGTGGTCACACAAGATAACTATGAGGTAACCATTGAAGGCTGGGAAGGTCTATATGGTTACAAAGGAACAATTGCAGACATGAGTTTTGACTGTGAAGGTGACTTCAAGTATATTGAAGAATATAATGATAGTGAAATCTGCACTCGTGGGGAATTCTTTACTTTCATTGAAGCTAATCCAACCTATGCTAAAGATATTCTTCGGAAACGTAAAAACATCGTTGGTAAGATTGCTGAGCTAAACAAAGTGGCTTATAATGCTGTAGAAGAAGCTATGAAACTTTCTGATGAAGTTGGCCTCCCTTACGCTTGTTCAATGCCCAGCGGTGTAGCTGACTTGGATGAAAACAGTAATTGGGACTCAAGCACCTGTTAAGTAGGGAGTAATAAATTGGTTATTGTCGGATCGCGAGCAATGAAATTTCATAATGTCCTTTCTGAGGGTCGTGAAGTTAATGACTGGGATTTCATTTGCACTTTCTCAGAGTTTAGGAAGTGGACAAGAGAGAATAAACTAATTATTCTCTCTTGTACTCCGCTCTCCGACAATAGCTATCATGTTCGTTTGGATAGTGGTATGAACTATGAATTTGAAATTGCTTGGGAGGGGTCTAGTGGAGATGATCTTCTAAATTCAGTTGATGGAGATTACTTATCACCTTCTTGGCAATTAGCTATGAAACTGAGCCATAGATACCTAAAGAATTCTCCACATTTCCTCAAGACAATGAAAGACATTCAACACTTGCGAAATATTTGTGAGTTGGATGACAACCAGAAAGAGTGGTTGAAGAAACGTGAAATTGAAACCTACACTTACAAACATCCGAGATTAGACAGGGATAAAGAAGCTTTCTTTAATGACGATGGAATTCGTTATGTATATGACCATGATTCCATTCATGAAACTATTGCACTGTTAGAGAAACCAGCTTATACTAATTATTCAATTGACGGGGAAGAAGTATTGTCCAGTAAAGATAAATTCTTTAGTTGTCCAGATTGGGTTAGATTGAATGGTGTATACGAGGAGACTTGCGTATTAGCTTTAGAGCGTAGTCAGATTCCCTATGACTTCTCACCTGAGCCTAGGAAATCATTTGAGAAAGCTTTAATGAAGGTTTGTACATCAATCACATCAGGATGGTTTAGAGAATTTTCTTGGGAGAATTATGATAAAGTGCTTGCCCTCTATATCAGATTAGGGGAGAATGACTACATCAAACGATTCAACTCTAACAAGCATTTACTGAGGGCTTATAAATGAAAAAGTATCTTATTAATGACATCACTGCTACGTTACTCCTCCTATCATTTGTCTTCCTAGGAGGCTATTTCTTTTTGGACTACAAAACTGAAGAAATGAAACAGGCTATTGCATCTCAACCAATTGAAGAAGTGCAAGCTTCATTGAATACGGAATGTGAGAAGACTATTTTCGAACGTGAAATGAAGAAGACGGAGATTGAAGAATAATATGGCTAGACCAAGAACATTAATTTGTGGAGTGGGAATCAATGATGCACCTTATATTACCCAACCCTCCGTAACAAAGCCAGATGGTACAAAAGGTAGGTTGATGTGTCCTTATTACAAAGTCTGGACGCACATGCTTCAACGTGTATATAGTGAGAAAGAACATGAACGGAATCCACACACTGTAGGCACTTCACTTTGCTCCGAGTGGATCTTCTTTACTAAGTTCAAGACTTGGATGGAAGGACAAGCATGGGAAGGTTGCCAATTGGATAAAGATATTCTGACCCAACGCAATAAGCATTATAGCTCCACAACTTGTGCTTTTGTCCCTCAGTACCTCAATGGTCTATTCGTTTCTCAAGATGCTTGGAGAAAAGAGTACCCATTTGGAGTAAGCAAGCGTCCAGAGGGTAAAGAGTATTCTAGGAATTGGGCTAAACCTTACTCATCTAGATGCTGTATTGGGAACAATCAAGACTACAAAAGTTTGGGTTATTTCTTAACTCCAGAAAAAGCACACAAGGCGTGGCAGGAAAAGAAAATAGAACAAATTGAATTTACACTTGCCAAATATAAACTGGAATCGTGCTACAGACAAGATGTGGAAGATGCTTTGAAGAGTAGGGTTTCTCAATTAAGGTATGAGATCATTAATGATTTAGAAACTACTTTTCTATAGGTATAAAAATAGCCCCGCACAAGCGGGGCTTAGTTCTGTCTGAGAAAAGGCTAATGGCGTAGCCTTATGTGCCTAGCGGCTTCTTATACTTATCCTAGTTGTTCGTATTTGTGTTAATATTGTTCTGGATAATCTTCTGATTCTGTCTCTTGTCAGCTTCGTACCACTTAACACGTTCTTCAATAATGCTTAGGCGTCTATCAGTACCAACTTGATAGCTGTCTTGTATCTCACCGAGCTTATTTACCCTACCATCCATATATTCAATGTTATTACTCATCACTCTTAGATTTTCTTGTTTGTATTGCTCAAGCTTCAATCCAAAATTGCCGATATCATCTTGACTCTTGCTATTTGTAAGGATGATTGAAATAATCATAATTAACAGTAGAAGTGTAGACAAATCTACAGCTCGTTTTATAATATCCCAGATCATCAGAGCACCCTTACTTTTTAGAATTTAACAGATACTCTAAGCGAGAAATAATATCAGCTTTGTCAGAAGAACTTCGTGAAATCAAATTGGAGATGGCAGCATCAATCTTATTATTAAGCCTAAGTTCGACATCCTTCATATCTTCCTTAGATACTTTTGATGTCTGCATAGTCAATACTTTCTCTTCAAGGGCTTTATAATCTTCCCTCTGATATTGATATGTAAGGAATAGACAACTGACAATAAAAGTAAGGAGTCCTAGAGCAAGCCTCTCCCAGAGTCTAGCAAATGTATTGGTTCCATCATTTGGAGTTGACATTATACAACTTCTCCTGCTCAGCCTTAGCCTTCCGTTGTTTTTCCAATAGAAGCTTATAATCCCCAACACAAGAAGTATTGGTGACATAACCCTTAGCGAGTGTCCTAACTGTATCCCCTGCACCTACAGCTACGCATGGATCAACCATAAGACTGTCAGGGGTTAACACAAGCACTTCCTTTGTTTGTGTCACAATGTGATTGGAGCATGAGGATAATATCGGAAGGCAGCTTATCATCAATATTAACAGTGTTGATTTCATTTGCCACCTCTTTAGGGGCTTGAGAGGATTTATGACTTACTGGGATTTTATCTATAGAGGATAATACTGAATTGGTAGCATCATCTTTAGTTTTCTTCTCAGTTTGAAATTCAGTGGTTACTTGGTCATTAATCTTACAGGATTCAACCTGCAAGTTAAGGGACTTTTGTAGGCTGGAATTAGCGTCAATGGCTACCACTAGTGCTGACTCAGCTTCAGCCTTATCACTGTAAAATCTATAGCTTAGTGTTGCAAAAATACAACAAAGTATAGACAAGAATATAATTAATTTAATTTGCATGTCTGTCCTGATTATGCTACTATGTAGCTTCTCATTATTAAAGGAGTTTATTAACAGTGGATCTCAATGGTGTTTACTACAATAAAAAGGGCTGCCAGTTTAAAGTGTTGGAACTCTTACCGGACAGAAAATACCTAATACAATGGTTGGATAATCATGCCCATAAAATGATTGTATCAAAAGATAATGCAGTTCGTGGGGCTGTCAGAAACCCATACCACCCATCTGTATTTGGACAGGGTTTCGTTGGCATTGGTAGGCATGTAACATCTGCTAATGGAGAAGACAATCCTATCAGTATGATATGGAGGTCAATTATTCAGCGGTGTTATGATGAAAAACTACATAAAAGGCACCCCACATATACTAACTGTACAATGGATGAGTCTTGGAAAAACTTTCAAGTATTCGGTGATTGGTATGAAACAAATTCAAGTCCCGGCTTTGATCTAGACAAAGATTTGCTAATCAAAAATAATAAGCATTATTCTCCAGACACTTGTACTTTCCTACCACAAGCCGTTAACATTGCACTTGTTAGAGGTGCTACAAGGCGGGGTGAGTACCCGATAGGTGTCACTAAGAGTAAGGTATCAGGTAAGTATATTGCTCAAGCTGCAAAAGTCCACATTGGTACATTTTCATCAGCAGAAGATGCATTTTTGGCCTATAAGGACTTTAAAGAGCAATCACTCAGGATATTAGCCAAAGAATATAAAGAGGTAATCTCTGAAAAAGCTTATAATGCATTACTTAACTATAGGGTAGAAATCACAGACTAGGTTGAAATATCCCAACCAATGGTTGGGATATTTATTTATGACTTAATGCACCAGATAACCCAGATAAACCTACAAAGAACACTAGGATATAGTTAGTCATCTTTCTTCCCAATTTCTTGGTTAATAAACTTGCCCAGACTCCCCATTACAGCAATACCACCCATGGCTACTACAATCCACATTGGACTGATTGTTGCCAGTCCAACACCAAGAGCTAAGCTTGCACCATAGGCAACTGACACGAGGACATTAGCAAAGAGTGAAAGTGCTGAATAGCTCTTCAAGTGAGCTTTCCAGTTATCAATTATTTTCATAGTTTATTTGTCCTTTACACATTGCCATTTCTAATCTTCGACGTTTTTCTATTCCTGACATCCCTTGACCTTCTTGCATCCAACTCAGGAACTCATTACAAGCTCCATCATAATCACCAGCATTCAGCTTACGAAGCATTGAGGAAGGCGCTCCAGTCTTCTTAAGATGCACAAATCCATCTTTGACACCTTTCTTACCCGGTCCAACATTGTATAAAAAGGAAAGGAAAGCAGCATGTTGGTAGGCTGTCATTGGAACTTTAACCACAGAAAGCAGAATTTTATCGTGCTCAATAAGATCATCAGCAAATATTTTATCACACTGATCAACAGTGAAGGTTTGACCAAGTTTAAGCTCTGGACCAGTATGGCCTCGGCATCCCGTAATGATATTTACAGGGTCTAGATAAGTCTTAGTGACTAATCCCTCTGATGGTGCAATAAGGAATGAGCCACTAAGGGCCAAGGAGCTAGCTAAACCAACTCCAAGAAGTTTTTTATACAAATTAGAGTTGACTGACATTTAATCCTCTTACTTACTATGAGCAGTTAATTACTACCTGTGATTATAAAATAATCTGTCACAGCATTGTTAGCCCCTGTAAACCCACCGTTCAGAATAACAACTTGAATTTGAGTACCTGCTGCTAGATTATACAAAATACAATCATTTGAGCTGTATATACCCAATTTCCTTACCCCAATTGAGGTGCCTCCTGATTGGATGTACCATTCACCAGTTCCGCTATTACCATTGATTACTTGGCAAGAGACTTTAAGCGTTGCTAGCCCCCCTGTAGGGACAGTAAAAATCCCAGTTGAGGCGCTATAAGAGGCTGAGAGTCCAACAGAAGCTACGGTCTGAAACTTAGCGACAGAACTACCAGATCCAGAGAAGACTTGTCCATTTAAATTGCGAGCATCCAATAGTACTTGGTCTTTGAACCTCCGAACCCCGCCTGTACCACCAATCATATTTTTCAATGTGGCAGTAAAACCTAGCTTGAAACTTGAGAGGATGTCAACTTCAGGTGATCCATTAGTTGTGACCAGTGGCAATGTGCTGCGGGCTGGAGAAGCAAAGAAATTACAGTCCCTAACAAACATTGCACCGTTGAACAATCCTTCTGCTTCAAACACATCAGCAGCAGCGCCTGAAGGAGAGCCTCCAGAAAATACACCATGACAGCCTGTAAACTGGAACCCACCATTAGAGGAGGCTCCAATAAGGTTAGTGGTTACGCCCAACCGGGCAGCAGTTTCAACAATGGCCCCAGTGACATTCACCATCCCATACTGAATACCTGTAGCTGAGTTGATTGCATTAAGGCGAACAAGCGCACCAGCGCCTGATTCTGTTTTAAGTAGCTCACCACCAGTGATATTCACTGTGGAGCCATACAGATCTAGTGTATACTGAGGCAAAGCGATCCAGCCAGAGTTACCAGAGCCAAACAAAGTTGCAATATTTGATGCTGTAAAACTGACAACGGTTTGAGCACCATACGCCTGTACAGCAATTAGGCAACCATAAGTTTTACCTGTTCTCCAATCAATCTCTGACACTAAGTCATCCGGTCTAGATGGATTACCAAAGATAATACCCACCTGAGCAGCGATTGGGGTTATTGTGCCGTCAATCTGAACACCTGAAAAAGATTGGCCCGATGACTTAGTGTCACAGCGAATGGCACAAGCGTAGTTTGTTTTATATCCCGTATTAATAAACCATGTACAATCGGCATCAATAGTTGTGCAGTTTGACATGAGTAACAACTCGGTCTGTGCAGAAGCAGAGTTCGCAATCAAACTCCCACGCCCTGTAAATTTAATACCAGACGCACCAATAACAGTGAGGTTGGATACGGAATAGTCACCCGTGATATCTACTATAGCACCGTTCAGTGCAATCGCAGAGTTAAGGATACCTTGTAAACTTGCTGTATAGTCCCCAGAAACAGCTACACCATCAGAGAACCTAAATACGTGTGTGTTAATGGATGCAATCTTAGCAGTGTTCGTAGCAACTTGCGTATCAGTGTAGCTGTTAGCCGTGGTAATTGCGTTGTTGATAGCTGTATTTTGAGCTGTGCTTACGGGTTTATTAGCATCAGATGTATTGTTTACATTTCCCAGCCCCACATCTGATGGAACTAATGCACCACCAAGCTTGACAATGGTATCAACACTTGCAACGGTTTTCTTACCATACAGAATACCATCATTGACGTTAAATGCCAACTCGCCTGCACTAAGATCTGTTGTAAGAGGGACTTTAGCTGCTACCGTTGAGCGCTTTAACTGAATAGGAATGGTCATTAATAGCTTCCTCCATCCACCGTACCGAGGGCTGTAGTTACATCAGAGGCTGTCAGTACAACCACCCCAGTACGACCAAATACACTAATCACTTCAGATGAGATACCATCAATTTTATCCCAAGTAGTGCCATTGAAAATAATCATATCCCCAATATTCCACTGGGAATTACCATCTATCGTGGTAGAGCCTGCTACAGATACTTTGTAATACCAACCTTTAGTGCCTGAACCTGAAGTTAAAGCTGGGGAGTTTGTAGAAGCATTCCAAACTCCTTGATAAACAACTGCACCTACAATAGAAGGCGGAAGTTGTGAGGTAAGGAGTTTACCCGAACCATCAAGAGTTGCTACACCACTTGGTTGTGCAAGTGTCGAAGTTAATACGAACGGCTGCGCTTTAACGTAAGCGGTTGTTGCAATCGTGGTGGAGTTGTCGCTAGTTGTCGGAGTAGGTGCAGTTGGTGTACCTGTAAGCGCTGGAGATGCTAGAGGCGCATCTCCCACCACATCTCCAGAAGCAAGGGTCACAACTCCAGTCTTACCAGCGACAGATTTAACAGCACCAATTTCAATAATACTATCTACGCTTGAAACTGTTTTCTTGGCATAGAGTTTACCATCGTTGATATTGTATGCAAACTCAGCATCAAGGAGGTCAGTCGTTGCCGGAACTTTCGCAGGTACAGAAGAACGTTTGTGTTGAATAGAGATAGTCATTTTAATTCCTTATAGTTATGCATTAGAAAGACCCACCATCCACGAGCTTCAAGCTAAGTGAAGTGCCATCGTATTGGTAAGCCTGCCCGGTGCTTCTTAGTGTAAGTTGAAACCATTTAGGAACTGGGGATGAGTAGTAAACACCGCCCACAACGTAGTACACTCTACTATCGGTTGTATTAAAATAAGCCGTCCCGTTAACTGCTGTTGGGAGACTGGATACAATTCCATCGATGTTTCTGTCAAATAGAAAAGAGAACTTTAAGAGGTTCTCGTCCATCCCTAAATTCCAACCCGACTCCCCTAGCTCCCACCCATACTTTCCATCAATAAAGGGGGCTGTTTTTTGTGTCATAGTAGACTTCCTTAGTTACCAAATACCACGAAAGATACCTGAAAAAAATCTGCCCTTGAAGTTTCAGCGGAGAAACATTCAACAACAAACCCGGATACTGTCTTATTATAG